GGTATCATAGACATATACGAATTTGATAAACAAGTAATAGAAGGACTTGGAGGCAAATTCTTTGGTTAATCAGATCGCCTCCGAGACCGCCGCTCCGACGGCTATGTAATATTATAACTATATGGACGCTGGCCACCTTACAACAACCAAGAGGGTACCGCACCATAAATATGTAGAAAGGGAACTATGAACATAAGTGAATTTAACTTTATAGGTGTCAAAGATACATTGAAACATATTAAAGAATGGCTCTTTGGTAAAAGATGTAAGTGTAAGAATAAAAAATGAATAAACTAATAGATATGATAAAAGCAATATACGAGGGTATCGGCCACCTCTATGATAAAGTCGTGCTAGCGCACTCCTTGTCTAATAGTATATGGATTTATTACGGTGCCATTGTGTTTTGTATATTCTTTTTGGTGGCCAGCTGGCCTGCGTAGAGAATAGGAAATAGAAATTTATGACGTATGCTGTTGTGTTATTATCAGGCGCTCTAACGAGAGTAAACAATGAATAACGAAAACTTTATGGGACTTGGAGGTTTTCTCTGGTTCTCTGGCGTCGTTGAAGATCGTTCAGACCCACTCAAAACTGGCCGTTTACGAGTACGAATACTTGGTCAACATACAGAAAACAAATCAATTCTACCAACGGCCGATCTACCGTGGGCATTGTGTGTTTTACCAATCACGGCCAGCGGCGTTTCAGGTATTGGCCAGTCGGCGACCGGTTTACTTGAAGGAAGTTGGGTGTTTGGGTTTTTTCGTGATGGGCAATATCGTCAAGAGCCAGTTATATTAGGTAGTTTACCTGGCCGACCAACCAATCTGGCCGATAGTAGAAAAGGATTTAATGATCCAAACGAGGTTTATCCGAAATACAAAAACGAACCAGATGTAAATAGACTGGCCGTTAATTCAAAGGATTCGGATGGTAATGAAATCAATCCAAGTTTAGCATTAACAATCCGTAGAGCAACACGTATCACAGGTATTGCAACGGCCGATTATAATTCAGTGGCAACAGCATCAGGTTATATTACACAGGCCAGCGATGGCACAACCTGGGATCAGCCGGCCATACCTTATAATGCAGTTTATCCATATAACCACGTATATGAGACCGAGTCTGGCCATATACAAGAGTTTGACGATACGCCAAATGCGGAACGAATCCATATCCGCCACCGTTCAGGTACATCAAGTGAAATTTCGGCCGATGGTACATTAACGAATATAACCAAAGGTGACCATTACAGTATAATAGACGGCGGCCGATCTACCTACGTACAGGAGAATAACGACCTGACCATAAATGGCCGTTACAAGTTATATATTAATAAGAATGGCCAAACGAATAACCACTACGATATACAGATAGGGCCAGGTGCCAATGTAAACATACAGGTGGATAATGGTGATATTAATTTACACACATTGACTGGCCGTTTAAATTTAAATAGTGGCGGCGATACGAATTTAAAGGTAGGTGGTTCTCTAACGATAGATGTAGCAGGCAATCTGGTACAGAACGTAGAAGGCAACACAACAGAAAACACTACAGGCACAGTGATTGTACGTGGTTCAACGATTGATTTAAACCCATAAAGGCCAGTGGTGGAACTGGAAAGCAATCGTAATCTATAAATGCAATAACATCAAGACAAGGTAATAATGGCCCATATCAGCTGGCCAGAATCTCTCACTTAAAGAGCATCAAAAAATTTCCTGGTAGCTTGACACTGTTCCAGGTTTGATATATAATAGGCCTATGTCTAAGTGGAATAAAAAAGCAATATGGTCTGATATACTATGGATTGGTGGTACTTCACTGGCCACCTATTTGTTTTGTTTGGTTTACGGTTATATCTAAGTTATAATTATATGGAATATGTCTATAAATTAAATCTACCTAAGGTAGAACACTATCTACGGCCAGGTTATGATATAAAATTTCATATGAACTCATTGGTTACCGATATTAGAAATTTGAATACAGTATTTGATGTAAATAAATTTAATTTTAATGAATATAATTGGAAGGATGGTTTTGGTCTTGCTTTTAAAAAGAGGCCAAATAGAAGTAGAGATGAAGTAATACATATTGATGGTCGTGGAGGTCCTAAAATTTACGGTATCAATTGGGTACACGGTGGGAATGGTGGTATGAAGTATTGGGACAATCCAAAGAATTATACACTTAAACCACTTGTATATGACGTTGCAGGTCGGCCACGTATAGACATAGAAACAAAATCATTACCGGATAAAATATACCCTATGGAAAATAATTGTGCCTATCTTGTTAATGCTTCAGTACCACATACAGGTTATAATAATCATACTACAGAAAGTCGTTATGCTATATCAATTAGACCAAAATATGAAGAAAGAACCTGGGAAGAGTTTGTACAATCAATGAAACATTTAATTATAAATGATTAAAACAATCTTATATACAAATACACACGAGGTTTCTTGTGATGGTTATGATGAAGTGCAACAAGAGGCAACTCATCCTTTGGTCTATTATACACTAAAGGAATATAAGGATGGCCAGACTAGAGCAGTTTGTTTTTATTGTGGTAAACAATTCATATACAAAGAAAGCATATAAATAAACATATGGGTATAGTCAGATCATCAAGTACAGTATCTTTAAAACAGAACGCAAATAAAGTTTATATTAAGAAATTAAAGCTTCCTTTTAAAGAACAATTAGCAAACCCTACGGCCAATATAATTGAAAACGTAATACAAAAATTAGGTGTATCAGGAACTATATCTTGGTTATCAGATCACAATAGAGGTGATCCTGTTACTGATGGACAGTGTTCAATTAATATAGTTGCGTTAGGTGAACCGGTTAATCTTACAATTAATGATAAGAGTACAATGTATGAATGTGCGTTGATTGATGAACGTGCTTCTCAAACATATCTATCGGACGGAAAAACTCGTAGTATATTCAAACTATCGATTAAATCTAAATCGTTTGACGAAGTCGTTGAAATATTAAAACCTTATATAATCTAAGGATTTGTTGGCGACATTGGTACGTCAAATATAAAAGCAATTCTCTCACAATTTCCTATATTCTCGGCCATATGGTTTTTCTTATTGTTGAACCAGAAGAAAGTACCTGGTTCTATAATCACTTCTTCTTTCGTAAATTCTAAATCACCGTGGTCCCAAACACTGTAACGATAAGTGCCTGTGATACTCAAATGATAACGGTCTTTTGTGAGATAATACTTTCCTTCATCTATATGTTTGCCTGTGATTTCACCAATAGGTGTTTTAAGAAAAGCGCAACGGCCTAATCTTCTACCAAAGTTATTTTCGGCCAGGAATCGTTGGATCTCGGTGTGTCTTGAAGCGGCTTCAGTGGGCACACATATTTCTGTGTCACCAATAAACTCACCAGGTTTTGAAATACCTCCCATTACTAATTGAAGTACACCTGCTGTAACTAAACGTGTATGAGGGTCTTGGCGATCGGTGCCTTTCATACGGCCCACATTTCCCCAATCTTCAGGATGTTGTTCTAATTGTTTTACAATACCTGATACGTCTATATTCTCTTTTATAATACGTATGTTCTTCATTAATTACACCACGACTCTTTTGCAAGGCCATAATATTCTCGTGCATAACCGTTTTTGATTAATGCAACACGTAATGATTTGCCATCAATTAATACATCACCTAATACACGACCACCAAACTTATCCCAAGTGGCAATGGCAACTTGTATTTTTTTACCATTCGCAATTGTAGTCTTTGTAAATTCAGTTGCAGCTAAACCCTTTGTGTTTTCTTGTGGACATTGAGCACGGTGTCCTTTTTCTGGTGTATCAACACCATAAACACGAATTAGTAATTCTTTTTTAAGTGGATCTGGTAGAAATTTCGCTTCAAAACCTACAGTATCACCATCTAATACTCTTGTTAATTTATAATCATACACTTTCATTTCTACTTCCTTCGCCAGCGCCAAAGAGGGTAGAAACATTAATATCAATAATAATATTCTCATATATCTAATATATACTATTTAATGTGTTTTGTCAAGTGGTTTTAACAAACAATTTTTGAGAAACAATGTCTTTCATTTTCATACCATAGTTTTTGTTTTTAATAAAACAATCTTTTTCTTTATTATAATCAAAATAAGTAGATAATCCAAGAACCAAATGTATTCTTTCAAAATCCTCTGGTGCACCGTGTACTGAACCATAGGCGTGTGGTATGTTTGTATTCCATATATAAACTTTACCTACTTCTAAATGTTTTTCCATTTCAAAAGTATTACCGTGCCAATCTGAACCTTTTATACGTATTTGAAATTCAGGTCTTGTTTGTAAAGGTATATTAATTCTTAACATTTCAAAAGATGGTTCATCTACGTGCCAATTGTCTAAAAAATTATCATATATGTCATTATGATGCCAGAGATATGCAACACGGCTTCTTAATAAAGGCATATTTAATCTATCTATTAATTCTTTAAAATTGTCATAGATTATATCGTGCATATTTCTAAAACCAAACGTGTCATAATAGTTATTCTTTTGATTATTATGTTTACCTAAATCTACTCTACCACTAAAAATTTGTTTCTGTAACTTATGGCCCCAAGTTTGATGATATACTGAAACATCTTTATCAAAGTAATCTTTATTATATGTTAAAGAAAATCCTTCATATATACCTTTGTTTTCACCACCATTTATTTTCCAACCTTCTAATCCTACTTTTTCTTCTATGGCTTTTACACCTTTTAGTATAACGTCAGCACTTGGTAAACCTAATTCTTTTAATGTAAATTCATAAAATGTAAAATCTTCTAGTATATGTTTTGCATTATCTTTAATAAAAAAATTATTGGCATATAAATTTTCTGATATGTTTTTAGTTGAATCTTTATAATCTGATATATAAAAAGTATCTTCATAGTTATCAGTGTTGTATAATTTGTAATGTTTCCATTGATGTGGTTTTTTAATAGTAAGTGGATCATCATAATAGTTTTTAAAACTTACTATTTTTATGTTGTTATCAAATTCTTTATTTTTATCTTTTCCAGGCAAACATCTACCAGACCATTCATTAGGCACTGTAATTAATTTTAATTTTTTTTTTATATTATCCTCTATAAAATATTGTTCACCATCTTGTATTTCAAAAGTAAATTTGTTTGATTTGTATTCGTCTGTATAATTATCTATATTTGATATAAATTTATTATAAATGTATTTACAATCTTTAGGATAAAATTTATAAAAACAATTATCTATGTTATATTGTTTATTATTTTCCCACCATTTAGATGTTGCAATAAATTGTCCTTGTTTTATAGGGTAATTAAAAAGTTGTTTATAGTCGTTTAGTAATAGAATATCAGGATTAATAACACATATAGGTTCATTTATATCCAAGTTCATTAGATATAATTTATTCCACTGATGTAAAATTTTTTTATTGTAAGGTTCTCTTATGCAATTAAAATTATAATCAAGAAGTTTATTTCTTAAATATTCTTCATATAATTGGCTTAATTTATTACCTACACGAATACAAAATACTTGCATCCATATATTTATCTTCTCTTTTTAGGCTTTTTATTTTTTTTAAAGTATGGTTTTGGATTGATACGTATTGAGAAATAGATATAGGTTAAACCACCAACAATGATGCCAAGTAATATAACGCCTATGTATTTTTCCATACGTCCTTTGTTTGTGAATCAAAGGGTGCCTAGTTATTTCTAGGCACCTGAAATATAGATACTATTCTTCTTCGTCCTCGTCCACATCCTCGTCAACTTGTGACGTAATGCTTTCTTCTAGGTCTAGTAATAAATCGTCAATTTCAGTTTGCTTATCTCTTATGGACTCAATTATATCTTCAGGAGTAACTATTTTTTTTTTCTTAGCCATTGCTTCTCCTTGTTTAATTGGCAGAAGTATTTATATAAATAATATTATAAATGCACACAGACAGAACAAATAGTTTACATAACTATAATGCAGGTAACTTCCAAGAATATAATTATGAACGTGAGTGGATGGAATGTGTTTGGAATATTACCTATAAACAAATTGATTTGGTAACGGCTTTTTATTATCCTTGGATTATATATGAAAATAGTACTAACAGGCAGTGAAGGTTTTATAGGTAGTAATTTAAAAAAAAGATTACTTAGAAAAAAACATCAACTAGTTTGTTACGATTTATCTCTTAACAAAGACATCAAAGATTTTACATTGAATGGTGATGAGGATTTTGTAATTCATTTGGCTGCAAAGGCCAATGTAAGAGATAGTGTTAAAAATCCTGCACCTTATTTTATTACAAACGTAGATTACAGTAAAAGAATATTTAATCTTTGTAACGAAAAAAATATACCTTGTTTATACGCTTCTAGTTCTTCTGTACATAACTGGACTAAATCGCCATATGGTAAAAGTAAGTTAATGATGGAAGAGGCCGCACATCCTGGCCAAGTCGGTTTAAGATTTGCCACTACATACGGAGAAACTCCACGTAAAGGAATGTTATTTGATTATATAGTAAATGGTACTGTAAAATATAAAACAAATCATAAAAGAGATTTTATTTACATTGATGATGTAGTCAACGCTATATTATTATTTGTTAAGTTAGGATTGAAAGATAAAAACAAAACTTATGAAGTAAGTTCTGGTCATTTATATAGTGTAAAAGAAGTAATAGAAGAAGCTGGATTTAAAGTGCCATTAAGAAAAGGCGACCCTTGTGAGGCTGAAAGTAATGCCAGCGATAATAGTGAATTGAAAAAATTAGGGTGGGAACCTACAATGTCAGTATGGGTTTTTTTAAGAAATTTAGACTTAGATAAAGTATTAAAATTAGGTAGACTGTAATTCTTCTTTTATTTGGTCAACTTCTTCGCACCAATCAGCAATTTCTTCTTTTAACATTACATTAGAAAAGCCTTTATACTTTACAAGATAACATTTACCAAAGGAGCCTGTATAGTTAATGTCTTTAATTACTGGTTTTTCCATTATACTACTTTATTTTTAAAAAAATTTGGTTGCATAACATAACCACTATTTTTAGGATCATTTCGCATTTTAATTCTACCACATAGATATGCAGTTTTAGCTCTACAAAATTGTTTATATACTACCTTTTGAGCAGGTAAAACTTCTAACTTACCACCTCTTAGTATAAATTCTCTTACTGTTTCTGTTTTTATTGTCATAGTTTCTCTCCTATTTTATTAATAAATTATAAATTAATCCAATCGCATTGACAGATGCTAAAGTAAGATTGGTTACAATTAATGCAGGTTCTTTCCACATTATACTTACCACTAGCCAAAGTAATCCACCAATTAAATATAGTATTGGTCCCAAAGGATAAATGTTAAGTGATGTCAGTGCTGTAGCAGCAACCAGAACGGCCGTCGCTAACCACTTTAAATTAGTATCTAAGGCTTTCATATATTCCTATGTAATCAGCGAAGTAATAAAATCCGAACATTAACACATAACCAAATGCTACGATAGCAGCGGCTACCAATAGACTTTTTATATCATCTTTATTCATATTAAGAAGGTTTGTATTCATAAAAACCGTTAAGTTTAGCAGAATGAAATACAGTATCGTATTCTTTTATATCATCAAGTTCAAAACCTTCAAAATCATTTCTTTTTTCAAGATATTTTTCTAGTTTTTTTTTAGAAAACTTAATTGCCTCATCTTCATTATCGGCCATAATAGCCGTATCTATGTTTTTGATGTCACTCTCAAAGTACACAGTATAAGTTACGTTATATTTTGTCATATTATTATTATAATTGTTAATATACATATAATATAACATAGATAAATCAACAAAACAAGCGAAAAGCGACACGGTTTCAAAGAAATAAAGCAGTAAAATCAATAACTTAATAACTATTTTTTGCCGGACTACGTTTGTTCTTGTGTTTTTTTCAAAAAAAATCAATATTTTTGATAAAGAATCACACTAAATAGTAAATATATGGCGAAAAAAACTGTAGGCAACACAAATACGAAAAAATCAAATAGAAAACCGAAATATACAAGTATCGGTAGAGGTTATACGAGCTCTTCTATGATGAATAAACACAAAAGACGAAGTTATAAGAAGTATAGAGGCCAAGGAAGATAATGCCAGGCGTTGCACGTAAAGATACAGACGCTGCCGGCGGCGTTGCAATTGAAGGAAGTGAAAATGTTTTTGTAAATAGTTTTGGAGTTGTTAGAATTGGCGATAGAGTTGCAGGACACGGATTGCCACCACATAGTCCATCACCACCTATGTCAGAAGGATCAGCAAATGTATTTGTAAATGGTATCGGAGTGTGTAGAGCAGGTGATTCAGCATCTTGTGGCGATATTATTAGTGGTTCTGATAATGTTTCAGTAAATTAATATAAATATACATATGCCAAACTACGATGCTGGTTCTTTAAACAAAAGTAAAAGAGCCACAAAACAATATAGAGATTTAGATTTAGATTTTGGTCGTAATTCGGTAACAAATGATGTAAATAAATTAACTGATATTGAAGCTGTTAAGAGAAGTGTAAGAAATTTAATTAATACATCACACTTTGATAGGCCTTTTCATCCAGAAATAGGTTCAAGTGTAAGAGCAATGTTGTTTGAGCCAATGACGCCTCTAACTGCATTGAATTTACAAAGAAAAGTACAAGAAGTTTTGATTAATTTTGAACCAAGAATTAAATTAGTTCAAATAGTATCAAATCCGAATATTGATAGCAATTCATATGATTTAAGAATTTATTTTTACGTTATTGGTTCAAATGATCTGATAGAAGTACAAACATTTTTAGAAAGACTAAGATAAGATGGCAAGTAACAAATTAGAAGTATCAGATTTTGATTTTGACAGTATAAAAGCAAATTTAAAAACATTTTTACAAAGTCAAACAGAATTTCAAGATTATAATTTTGAAGGTTCAGGCTTTTCTATACTTTTAGATGTACTAGCATATAACACACACTATCTAGGCTTCAATGCTAATATGTTAGCAAACGAAATGTACTTAGACAGTGCTGACATACGAAAAAATATTGTATCGTTAGCAAAAATGTTAAACTACACACCATCATCAGTAAGATCACCAGTAGCAAGTATAGATATTGAAGTAAATGATGCGACAGGCTCAACTTTAACAATGCCAAAAGGAACAATATTTACAACTACAGTTTCAGGAGTAGGTTATCAATATTTAACAAACGAAGATTATACAATTACACCTACAAATGGTGTATTTAATTTTTCAGATGTAGATATTTACGAAGGTACTTTAGTTACATTTAGATATACTGTTGACAAAGAAGATCCAGACCAAAAATTTATAATTCAAAATGCAAATGCCGATACAACAACACTCAAAGTATCAGTACAAGAAAGTTCTACAAATACAACTACAAACATTTACTCTTTAGCAGGTGGTTTTAATAGTGTTACAGATACATCTAAAGTTTATTTTTTACAAGAAGTAGATGATGGTAAATTTGAAGTTTATTTTGGTGATGGTGTTTTAGGTGCGGCCGTTTCAACAGGCAATATAGTAATTTTAGAATACATTGTTACAAATAGAGATGAATCAAATGGAGCTTCTACATTTACTTTAGCAACAACTATCGGTGGATTTTCTGATATTACAATTACAACTAATTCTGTATCGCAAGGTGGTAATGCAGCTGAATCAAAAGAGTCAATTCGTTTCAATGCACCTTTAGGTTATGCCACACAAAATCGTGCCGTTACAACTTCAGATTATGAAACAATTGTAAAATCAATTTATCCTAATGCTCTATCAGTAAGTGCTTGGGGTGGAGAAGATGATGAAACTCCTGTTTATGGTACAGTTAAAATTGCAATCAAAGCGGCCAGTGGTTCTACGTTAACAACTTCTACTAAAGCAAGTATAGTGTCATCATTAAGGCCATTTAATGTTGCTTCAGTAAGGCCAGTTATTGTGGATCCTGAAACAACTTCTGTTTTAATTACAAGCAATGTAAAATATGATTCAAGATTAACTACAAAATCAGCTGCAACTTTAAAATCAGATGTGTTGAGTACTATTACTGATTACAACACAAACACTTTACAAAAATTTGATGGCATATTCAGATATTCAAAACTATTAGGTTTAATTGACAATGCAGATACAAGCATAGTATCAAATATAACAACAATAAAAATTAAAAAAACATTTACACCTACTCTAAGTTCATCTACGAAATATAACATATACTTTAGAAACGCATTATATAATCCTGTGTCAGGTTACAATGCTTCACAAGGTGGTATTTTAGAGTCATCAGGATTTAAAGTAAGTGGTGACACAACAAACGTTTATTTTTTAGATGACGATGGTGCAGGTAACGTAAGAAGATATAGATTAGTAGGTTCTGTAAGAACATATGCTATCAATACACAAGGCACAATCAATTATACAACAGGACAAATTACTTTAAATTCTTTAAATATAACTTCAGTAGAAAATATAAGAGGCGAAGCTTCAACAGTTATAGAATTAATTGTTAAACCAAATTCAAATGATGTTGTACCAGTAAGAGATCAAATTGTAGAGATTGATGTTGAAAATTCAAATGTTACCGTAGAAGTGGATACTTTTATAGGTGGTTCAGCTGATGCAGGAGTAGGTTACTCAACTTCAACTAGCTATTAATTTTTATGGCTATATTTAAAGATAAACTTTCAAACCTTATAGGTTCACAAGTACCTGATTTTGTACTTGACGACCATCCTAAATTTTTACAATTTTTAAAAACATATTATTCATTTATGGAAGCTGCCGAGTTAGCAGTTACATCAATTCAAACTACAGACGGCATTCAATTAGAAACTCAAACAAACCAACAGAATGAATTAATATTAGATGGCTCTCGTATTGATTCTGATAGAACAGCTTTAGATGAAGGCGATAAAATACTTTTAGAAAGTTCTACGTTTGGTAAATTTACAAGAGGTGAAACGATTGTTGGTCAAACTTCTAAAGCAACATCTACAATATTATCAGAAGATTTAAATAACAGTAGATTATTTATTATATCACAAGATAAATTTATCAAAGGAGAAACTATATTAGGTTCATCTTCTAATGCAAGTGCTGTAATTAATAATTACAAACCAAATCCAGTAAACAATATACAAGAGTTATTAAACTTTAGAGATCCTGATAAAGTTATATCTAATTTTTTAAGTAACTTTAGAAATGAATTTTTAACTACTTTACCTGAAAATTTAAATTCTAATGTTAATAAAAGAAATTTAATTAAAAATATTAAATCATTATATAAGTCAAAAGGTACAAAAAGTGGCCACGAGGTATTTTTTAGATTACTTTTTGATGAAATATCAGAAACATTTTATCCACGTGAACAAATTTTAAGAGTATCTGATGGTAAATTTACAACAAATAAAGTTTTAAGAGCTATTACTGTAGCAGGAGATACATCTAACTTAGTGGGCAGAACAATTACAGGTTCAACTTCAAATACAATAGCAATAGTAGAAAGTGTAACCAAGTTTTTAATTGGTTCTACTCTTATATCTGAGTTTGTTTTAAGTTCAGATAGTATTGTAGGAAATTTTACAGTTGGAGAAAATATAACAGGAACTTTAAACGACACAGACGATTTATTGATTGAAGCTACAATTTCAGGAATTCCTACTACAAAAATAATTACAAACGATGGATCATTACACACTTCAACTGAATCGGTAACAGTAACAGGTGGCGGTGATGGTGCTATAATTCAAACTAATAACATAGGTTCAGGTAGTATTACAGAAATAATAATAGATAATGCAGGTGCTGGATATTCTATAGGTGATGATTTAGTTTTTGTTAATACTGGCACAAATGGAGCAGGAGTTGCAGGATTTATTTCTGTTGTTAACGGAGGATTTATACCTGAAGATAGTACAAGCACAACAGAAGATCACATTGTATTAGAAGATGCCACAATGCAAGATGATACTTATTTTGGTAATAAATTTGTACAAGAATCTGGAACAGATATTGGAGATATAACAGATATATTTTTATACGATAAAGGTTCAGGTTATACTACATTACCAACTGTATCTATTACATCAGCAGGTCAAAATGCCATATTAAAAGCTTATGGTGATGAAGTAGGAAAAGTATTAGATTTAAAAATAGTAGAATTAGGAATAAATCACCAATTAGCTCCTTCTCCTCCTACTCTTAACTTTTTTAAAAATTGTATTGTTACCGGAGTTACAGGAACATTTATTGCAAATACAACTGTAACAATATCAGGTAGTGTTACGGCCACAGTTGTAAGTTTTAACGCAGCTAGAGGATTATTATCTTTAAAAAATAATTCAGGAACAATTAATGTTAATGATACGGTAAATAGTTTAAGTGGTTCAGCAACAATTAAAAAATTTGATTTTGCTACTGCTACATTGGCTGTAGGGGCTGTTGCAGATTTAGATGGTAGATTTATAAATGAAGATGGTTTTCTTTCTGAAAACACAATGAACATACAAGATAGTTTATACTATCAAGATTTTTCTTATGTAATAAAAGTAGGCCGTTCTATTGTTGATTGGCGAGATGATTTCAAAAAAACTATGCACACTTCTGGTTTTTATTTTGAAGGTCAAGTAAATGTTGAATCAAGATTGAACGCTCGTATATCTACACCAATTACAGGTGCAAATACAGGCGTAATTGACGATCCATTCTTCTCAATTGTTAATACTTTATTTACTACAATTTTTGGTAGAAGATTAGGTACAGTGGATGATGGTACATCTTTAAGAGCAACTCCGAATGTAGGAACGGCAGCTGATTTAAATACAAGTACAATTTCTCCTTTTAGTTCAACAACAAGAGATATTACTTTAACAAGAGCTCCTATAAACATAGCATATCTATCAAGATTAAGAGGTGTTTTTGATGGTGTTAATATATCTCACGGATTTGCCTACGCTGGCCCTAGATATTCAACAATCAATAGAGAAATATTAAAATCATTTATTAGACAATCAGGAACAAATTATTCAATAGAAGAATTAGGTAATAACGTTACTTTTGGAACACAATCATCTTTAGATGGTCAAGATAATACATTTCTCTTTTGTTCAACGGAATTAGGCAGATTTATTAAAACTAAATTGACTATGCCGTCAGAAATATTTATAATTTCACCATTTAATCAATTTGATAATACTCCTACAAAATTTGACCAAACAATTGACACAGATGGTAACCCTATAACTTTTGATGACACAACGCCTTAAAATGATTATAAATATAGAGAAAGATTAATCAATGGCTAAACAGACAATTAATATAGGTGCAGTAGCAAACGATGGAACAGGTACAAACCTGCGTTCTGGTGCAATAATTGTTAATGATAACTTTAATGAAATCTATACAGCATTAGGTAATGGTACAGCAATTACACTTACTGCTACACCTACAGAATTAAATTTATTATCAGGTGCAACGGCAATCGTTACAAGTACTAACTCGGTTGCTTTAACAAATAAAACAATCAGTGGTGCAAGTAACACACTATCTAACATTGGTAATTCTTCTTTAACAAATTCAAGTTTTAGTATAAGAGATGATTCTTCTTCTGCTATTTCTATTGCATTAGGTGGCACTTTAAAAATTAAAAGTAATGATGGCATTACAACTACAGTAAGTCAAGGCGATACAATTAATATACAATTAGATAATACTGTTGTTACATCAACATCTATAAACACATTATCTAACAAAACTATTGTTGCTTCAAGTAATACAATATCAGGCCTTACAAATACAAATTTAAATGGTTCAGCAGGAATCACAAATGCAAATTTAGCACTTCCTTATATAAGATTTACAGATGAATCATCAACTCAAAATTCTGTAGCTTTAGGTGGTAAATTAGAATTTTTAGCAGGCGAAGGAATCAATACTATAGTGGGTGCAAGTTCATTAACTATTTCTGCTGAATTAGCAACTTCAGCAAATGCAGGTGTTGCTACATTTAACACTGCAAGTTTTTTAGTTTCAACAGGAGATGTAACAATTAAAAGTGGCGGAGTTTCAAATGCTCAGTTAGCAAATTCAACTATAACATTAGGTTCAACTTCAACATCATTAGGAGGAACAACAACTTCTATCGCTGGCCTTTCTTTAACAGGTTCAGCAAACACAATTGATTTAACAAGTTCAGGAAATAAATTAAGATTTAACTTTGCATCTACTGGCGCTAGACCAGATGCTACAACATATCAAGGTGCATTAGCCGTAGTAACAGGTACAGCAAAAGCATATTTTGCTGACAGTGGTGGTTGGAACGAAATTGCAAACGAAAACTCTAGTATTAATTTATTTACAGACGTTGATTTAGTTACACAAGCTCCATCAGACCAACAAGGTTTAGTTTGGGTGAGTGCAAGTGGTAAATTTGTACCAGGCACAGGAGATTTAATTAAAACGGCCGCATTAATAGATGTAACAAATAGTGGTTTTAGTTCATATCAATTTAACTCACATTATTCAGGAAACAATCCTACTTTATATTTCAGACCAGGACAAACATATGCTTTTAGATTAAATAATGTCACTGGCCATCCTTTTCATTTACAAACAGTTTCAGGAGCATATAGTTCAGGTAATGCTTACACAACAGGTTTAACTCACGTATCATTAACAGGTGCGATAACAACTGGTGCTTCTGCTCTACTTAAAGTGAGTGGTATTTTATACTACGAAGTTCCTTCTAATTTAAGCACAACAATATATTATGTATGTCAAAACCATTCATCAATGGCAGGCAAAATAGTTATAGGAAATATAACAGAAACGGCCACAGGTGATGGTTCAACTACAACATTAACAATCAATAGTGGTAGAAACGTAAATGATTTATTGGTTTTTGTTAACGGTTCTTGTTTAAGACCAACATCAGATTATACTATATCAGGAACAACATTAACTTTCGCAACAGCACCAGCAGGATCGGCAGCTATTATAGTAAGGTACTTATAAAAATGTTGTATAAATATAACAAAAGAAAATAAAGAATATGCCAGCAATTATAACAAATAAGTTTAGAATCAACAACGCTGAACAATTTAGTGAGTCGTTTTCAGAAGCCTCACCAGAGACCTATTATCTAGGTGTTGGTAGACCTCAAGCGTTTGCTACACAAACAAGAGGTGATTTAAGAACAGAAAATCAAGGCACAGATGGTGCTCCAATTACACCTGTTGACAGTGTCATAGAAGAATTTAATACGTTTGATGATTTGCTTGGTGTAAAAAAACTTGCATCTTCAGATGTATCTTTCGTAATACCACGAAGAAACTGGACTACAACTACAGTTTATGATTATTACAGACACGATTATGGCAATCGTATTACAGGCACAACAACAGCACAAACAGCAAACAGTGGTGCAACAACTTTATTTGATGCAACGTTCTATGTATTAACTACAGCAAGAAACGTTTACAAATGTTTAGATAATAATGGTAATGCAGCTTCAACTACAGAACCAACTGGTACATCTACATCTATTTTAACAACTGCTGATGGGTATAAGTGGAAATATATGTACACTTTAACAGCAACACAACAAGCAAATTTTTTATCAACAGATTTTATGGCCGTTGCTACAGATGCTACAATATCTTCAGCTGCCGTTGATGGCGCAATCAGCACAGTAAAAATTAAATCTGGAGGTACAGGTGGTACAAACGGAACATTTACAGGCATTTCAATAAGAGGCGATGGCACAGGCGGAACAATTTCTGCTGTAGTATCAGGAGGTGTTGTAACAGCAGTAACAGTTACAAATGCTGGTTCAGGTTATACAATTGCTTATATAAGAAATGCAGATATAGTTTCTGCTGGTGCAACAAGTTTAACAGGATCAGAAATAGATGTAATTATTCCACCAAAAGGTGGCCACGGTTTTAATGCCGTATCAGAATTAGGTGGATTCTTTGTAATGTTAAATGTAAGTTTAGAAGGAACAGAAGCCGCAAACACAGGTGACTTTACAGCAGAAAACGATTTTAGAAGAATTGTTTTAATCAGAAATCCATTTTCAGGTGGTTCTTTAGCTTCTGCTTCAACATTAAGAGGAACAAAAGCAGTGAGATTTGCTGCTTCTCCTACACCAGGAACTTTTGCAGTTGATGAAGAAATTAATCAATCAACAACAGGTGCTGTAGGTAAAGTTGTTGAATGGGACGCTACAAATAGAATATTACATTACATACAAACAAGATTTAATGACGAAGGAATTAGTTCTTTAGGTAATAGAACAGCATTCTCAGGAGTAAATATTATTACAGGCCAAACTTCAGGTGCTACAGGCACACCAAGTGCAACAGCAAGTGAAACTGCTGACCAAATTACATTTACAAATGGTTATAAAGATACAGAATTAGATAGACATAAAGGTGACGTTTTATATATTGAAAACAGAGCACCAATAACGAGAGCTTCAGATCAAACTGAAAATATTAAATTAGTAATTGAGTTTTAGGGAGATTTATGCCAAGTCCAACAGACTTTAACCTCTCACCTTACTTTGATGACTACGCTGAGTCAAAGAAATTCCATAGAGTTCTTTTTAGACCAGCATTCGCAGTACAGGCTAGAGAGTTAACACAATCACAGTCAATTCTTCAAAATCAAATTGAAAGAATATCAGACCATCTTTTTGAAAAAGGTGCAATGGTTCTTCCAGGAGAAATTGCTTTTGATTTAGATTACTATGCTGTAAAACTTACATCTAAAACATTTGCTACAGTTGCTGAATATATTGGTAAAGAATTAACAGGTGTTACATCAGGTGTTAGAGGTATTTGTGTCAACGCTGTTGTAACAGACGGTACAGATCCAGATACTTTATATGTAAAATATACTAAAACAGGAACAAACAATACATCTTTTTCTTTTACTAATGGTGAAACAATACAAGCCAGAACAGTAGGTGTTGCAACAGTTTTAGCAACTGCTGTTGTAAATTCAACAGCAACTGGTTCTGCTGCTAGTATAGCTGCAGGAGTTTATTACATAAATGGTTTTCACGTTTCAGTATTAGAACAAACATTAATACTTGACAAATATACAAATACACCAAGTTATAGAATAGGTTTAACAGTTGTTGAATCTTTTGTTACTTCTAACGAAGATGTTACCTTAGTTGATAATGCTCAAGGTTCATCAAACGTAAATGCACCAGGTGCTCACAGATTCAAAATAGATTTAACGTTATCTAAAAAAACAATCACATCAACAGATGATGCCGACTTTGTAGAATTATTAAGATTATCAAATGGTATTAGACAAAACCAAGTTCGTTCAACAGAATATGCTGTATTAGAAGATACACTAGCAAGAAGAACGTTTGATGAATCTGGAGATTACACGGTAAAAGAATTTGATTTAGATATAAGAGAACATTTAATATCAGGAAATAATAGAGGTATTTACACATCAGGTAATGGTGGTGTTGAAACAAAATTAGCTGCAGGTTTATCTCCTGGAAAAGCATATGTAAAAGGTTATGAAATTGAAACTATAGGAACAACTTTTGTTGATATAGATAAAGCTAGAGATTTTGGTACAGAAAATAATTTTAATACAAGATTTGATGTAGAAAATTTTGTAAACGTTACAAACGTATTCGGTTCACCTGATATTGGATTTGTTTCTGGTGATGTTGAAGCATTTAAAAATGTTAATCTATTTGATACATTTACAGTCACAAGAGGTACACAACAATCAACAATAGATGTTACCATACCACAAATTGGTCGTGCTAAGTCAAGAGGCTTTGAATTAAACAACGGAACGGCCAGTGCAAACACATTTTCTAGTTCAGCCTTAACAAGTGCAGTTTATAAACATTTTTTATTTGATGTAGAAATGTTTACACATTTAAACGTAAAAACAGCGCCTGCTTTTTCTAACGGAGAAAAAGTAACAGGTGGCACATCAGGAGCTTTTGGTTTTGTTCAATCTATATCTAATACAAAATCGGCAGCAGTTTCAAGTATTACAGTTGCAAGTCCTGGAGTTGTAACATTAAACTCACACTCATTTAAAGAAGGAATGCAAATCACTTTAACAGGTGGTTCTTTTGTTATTGATTCTGTTGCATATACACCAGGCACAGTATTTACAGTTAAAAATCCTACAACAAATACTTTTCAATTATTTGATGCTGCTGGAACAACTCCAGTAAACGTAACTTCTTTCAGTTCAGCGCCTACGGCCGCACACGGTGTTACAGTTTTAAATAATATAACAGGTACATTTATAGAAGGAGAAACAATTACAGGTACTTCTTCAGCTGCAACGGCAGTTATACAAAATGAAAGATACGGATTTAAAGGTGTTCAAACTTTTGATTTCACACAAGTTAAACAAGTTGGTATGGCAGGTTCGCCTACTTATACGGCAGACGTTGCTATAGATACAACATATGGAGAAAGATATCCTATATTTGGTTCTATATCAGTTGCAAACAGTGGAACAACAGTAACAGGATTTGGTACTTTATTTTTAACTGAATTAAAAATTGGCGATTCAATTTCATTTACTGATGATGCCGGTGATACAATTACTAGAATAGTAGAATCTATTTCCTCAAATACAAGTTTACAATTATTGACAGCAGTTGGTGGTTCTGATGTTTCTACTAAAACAGTTGCATTTAGAAATCGTGGTAAATTACAAGGTTCAAATAAAAATATTTCAATATTTAAATTACCTAATAAAAGAATTAAAACATTAAAAACTACAGCTAATGGTAGTGTTACAGATACAAACTTTAACGTAAGACGACACTTTACAGGTACATTATCAGCAAATGGTGACGTGACAATTACAGCCGGCACAAATGAAACATTTCCTGCTCTAACAGAAAAAGATTTTTCAGTTTCTATTATGACATTAGGTGCAGGTCCTTCAGGCGCCGTAGGAAACGTATTAAGTTTATCAGGAAATAATCACGAAGGATTTTCTACATTCGTAAGAGGTGGTTCACCAACAGGAAAAACATTAACTTTAGATTTTGGTGCTAATTATGCAGGACATAAAGTTAAAATTTTAGCAACAGTTCAAAGAGGTGTTGCAAGTTCAAAAACAAAAACATTAAACATCAATCAAACAGTTGCTATTTCTTCTCAAGCAGTAATACAACAAGGCGTAATAGGATTAGCAAAAGCAGACGTATTTAAAATTAATTCTGTTTTTATGGCCGCAAACTTTAGTACGCCAGCTACAACTAGTGATACAAATGTTACATCAAGATTTGAATTAGACACAGGTCAAAGAGATAATTTTTATGATATAGGTAGAATTAAATTAAAAACAGGTGCAATTGCACCAACCGGAAGATTATTAATTAATTTTGATTTCTTTTCACACGGTTCAGGAGATTATTTTGATGTTGATTCATATTCTGGTGTAATAGACTATGAAGATATACCAACATATAATTCTGATACAACAGGTATAAAATTTGATTTAAGAGATTGTTTAGATTTTAGACCTAGAGTAGATGATGCATCTACAGTTATAAGTTCAATACAAGATAGACAATATAGTGGTACGGGAAATTCAACAGTTGATATTGTGCAATTCAATTCAGATGTTACTACAGATTTAGAGTTTTATTTACCTAGAATTGATAAAATATTTTTAGATAAAGATGGCAATTTTAAAGTAATTAAAGGTGCTAGTAATATAACTCCACAAATTCCAAAAGGGCTTGAAAATGCTATGCACTTATATACCGTATTTTTAGGAGCTTACACTTTAGATACAAACGATATAGTTATTGATAAACAAGATAATAAACGATATACTATGAGAGATATTGGCCGTTTAGAAAAAAGAATTGAAAACGTAGAATACTACACACAATTATCTTTATTAGAAACACAAGCGCAATCTTTACAAATACAAGATGCTGAAGGATTTGATAGATTTAAAAACGGATTTATTGTAGATAATTTTACAGGACACGGAATAGGAGATGTAGGAAATTTAGATTATAAAGTTTCTATGGATATGGCAGGTGGATTTGTGAGACCAATGCACAATTCTCAATCTGTACAATTAATTGAAGCAGATGATGATGGTACAACAATATTAGCAGCTGATAGAACAGCCGCCAATTATCAAAAAACAGGAGATTTAATTACATTACCCTACACTGAAACTACAATAATAAATCAACCTTATGCAAGTAAATATGTAAATGTAAATCCTTTTAACGTATTCACTTGGGCAGGTTCAGTTACACTAGACCCTCCAGGTGACGAATGGAAAGAAACAAATAGAGTTCCTGATTTATTAGTTAATCAAACAGGAGCCTTTGATACGTTGGTTACTACTTTAGGAAATCCTAATTTAGATCAAGTAGAAATAGGAACTGTGTGGAATGAATGGCAAGATTTTTGGCAAGGTAAACCTGAAACAGGAACAACAATAACAAATCAAAGAGAAATTTTTGGTAGAGTACCTAGACCTGTGTTAGCTGATGTCACAACAACAACTACGCAAGACATAGGACAATCAAGAACAGGAATTAGATCCGTTTTAGTTCCTCAAGTTGTAAGAACAGCATTAGGTGATAAAGTATTAAATATAGCATTTATACCTTTTATAAGAAGTAGAACAATTAATTTTACCGCTACAAGAATGAAACCTAATACTAGAGTTTATGCTTATTTTGATAACGTAGATATTACATCATACATCACACCTACAGGTGGTTCTTTGGGAGGAAATATGGTAACAAATGCAAACGGTGCCGTATCAGGTACTTTTGCTATTCCTGATCCTAATAATGATAACAACCCTAGATGGAGAACAGGTCAACGTGTTTTTAGATTAACAAGTTCAGTTACAAATTCATCAACAGATGTTGAAACTTCTGCTGAAGCAGATTATATAGCTAGAGGATCTTTAGAAACAGTACAAAATACTATTGTATCAACAAGAGAACCATTATTAGTAAGACAAGATGTAAATGATACCAGAAGCATAACAAGAACATCAACAAGAACAACTGAAGAAATTGTAGGTTGGGTTGATCCTATTGCACAAACATTTTTAATTGATGATACTGCTGGTGTTTTCGTAACATCTATAGAGTGTTTTTTCCAATCTAAAGACGAAAATATTCCTATTACAATGCAAATAAGAGAAGTTGTAAATGGTTATCCTTCACGTACAATTGTACCGTTTGGTGAAGTTGTATTAAATCCAAGTTCAGTAAGCATAAGTGATGATGCTACAACAGCTACAAAATTTACATTTCCTTCTCCTGTTTATTTACAAGAAAAAACAGAATACAGTTTTTGTTTATTAAGTAATTGTAATAGTTATAATGCCTTTGTTGCAAGATTAGGAGATACACAAATAGGTTCAAACAGAACAATATCTGAAAACCCTTATGCCGGTGTTTTCTTTAAATCACAAAACGGTTCAACTTGGACGGCCGACCAAGAAGAAGATATAAAATTTAAAATTAATCGTGCAGAATTTGAAAATGTTACAGGCACAGTTACACTTGTTAATGACAGTTTACCAACAAAAACTTTACAGAACAATCCTTTAAGAACAACAAATACTTCAGGAGTAATAAGAGTATTCCATAAAAATCACGGAATGCACGGTGTAAACAATAACGTTACAATTGCTGGAGTGGCAGCAGGTACTTACAATGGTATAACATCAGCACAAATTAACGGCACATACACAAGTATTTCAAATATAACTTTAGATAGTTATGATATTACAACAGCTGGTACGGCCACTGCTACGGGAGATATTGGTGGCACAACTGTAACAGCAACTGAAAATAGATTATTTGATGTTGCTTGTTTAAATTTAAGTGTAATGACGGTACCAGGCACTTCTATGAATTATAATATAAGAACAACAACTGGTAAATCAATACACGGTTCTGAATCTGAATTTTCTTTATTAACAGCATCAAATGCTATTAGTGTAGTTCCTGATGATAACATTTATTTTACTGCACCTCAAATGGTTGCTAGTTCTATTAATGCATCAAATGAAATGAACAGTGAAAGTAAATCTTTATTTTTAAATCTTACATTAACAACTACAAATACAAAAATATCACCAGTGTTAGACGTTAAGCGCACAAGTATGGTTGCTGTGCAAAATAGATTAAATAATCCTACATCAGCTAATACACCAAACTTTATAGATGATACAAGTCCTACAGGCACATCATCAGCAGCTGTTTATGTAACAAGACCAATTACTTTAGAAAATGAATCTACTGCTTTGGATGTTAGATTAACTCAAAACGTAAGATCAAGTTCAGAAGTTCTAGTTTTCTTTAGACTTACAGGTGCTGAAGAAGTAAGAAATATTAATGATTTATCTTGGATAGCATTTAATGGTGATGGTTCAGAAGATATAACTGTTACTCCTGCTGAACAAGATGGTGTATTTAAAGAATACAAATATTCAGCTTCAGGCTTAAACACATTTACGGCATTTCAAATTAAAATAGTTATGAAAGGTAGTATTTCTTCTTATCCTCCAATTATTAGAGATTTAAGAGGAATAGCTTTAGCAGCATAATATGAAAATTAAAGTTGAAGGCCATAGTTCACTTGTAAGAGATATAAGATCAAACGCTATTGTAAATACAAATAAAAATGAATATCAGATATATATGAATAGAATTAAATCACGTGAACAACAAGGTGAC